GCTAATAAAAGTCCATACCCATGTGAAGCATGAGTACAGGTTTACGGGCACTCTAATAACCCGTCCTAGAGAAAAATTTCGAAAATCTAGAAAATGAAAATGTAGGGGTGAGTGAAGCTCTTAAAACCATCCTAATTCTAGCTAGTCCAAGGGAAACCTACAGAAACCTTGGCGATGGAGTACCTAACCTAAAGTCAAATCCGTGTGAAAGCATTGTCGTATCCGAGTTGTCGTGTTCGGTGATGTTAAGACGGTGGTTTTAGATATGGTAGGGGGTTAACATATCCCATAGTTTGGTTCATAATTACAGAGGGGATACAGTCGGGCACTCCCAGCAAAAAGCCGAAAGAAGCATCGTCTGCACCTGCCTTAGCTATATAAGCCGCGCCTTGGGCATCTGTTGTTATCGTACAATTATGTATAGGTTGCGTATAACTGAAGTAAACATCACTGCTTACATCAGTTAATGAATTTGCAAAGGTGTTAACTCTCGCATAGCAAGATCCATAATATGGTATTACAAATTCGAACGATCCTTTGACCATAGAGTAATCGAGTTCAAAAGCTGGAGTATTGCCAAGTACTGATGCAATAGTAGGAGGACTACTGCCAGAGGTGTAACCAAGGTTTTCTTGATCTTCATAAAGGAAAGCCCCTACAAAGTGTGAATTAGTATTCAACACTTTGTAGCGGATTCCCCCTACAGAGAATGCAAATAGCGATCCGATGACGTCATATAATGACGCAGCGTAAGGCTGAACATTGATTAAATCTCCGACAATAGGCCCCGTTCCCAGTACAGGAGTAACACGAGGTGTGAATGTCGTGTATTGACTTGTTTTAGGTTGCTGATACACCCAATTGAAGCGCTTTATTAAAGCACGACAAGAATGTATTGTTTCTCCAGTTGTGAAATCGTCCACTCTAGTCTCAGAGGGGTTCGGTTGCACTCCAGTTACAGATTTGATGTCTGAGGTAGCAGTTTGCATCGCTGACCTAGTTTTAGCAACGCCATCAGAGGTATATCCAGATTGTAGTTCAACTTGCCGAGCTCCCGAGGAAGCAACGACAAACGTCACTGGTGAAAAATTGTTTCCTCCCATAGGGAACCCTAATTCGAAATTTTCTGCGCAGCAGAATTCGACTAGAGCATCTATGGATTGTGATACTACAGCACTAGAAGCCTGAAGTGTGTTATCAACAAAAAGCTGAACACATCCAGCAAAAGAGCCGAGTAGATCATAATTTCTAGGTGGATATGGATTCTCTCCTCCGACGTTACTTAAAGCAGGTGTTACTAGTTTCCATGGTGTCGGTGATACATAAGGTACTCTAACGTATAGATCTGTTTTATCCCTAAAGTCTAAAACAACTGAATAACAGTATTCTGAGTTTGCATAAGTGATCGAAGAAGTTGATTGGGCTAGTGGGTCGAAGACAAATTTAAGCCTAACAGAGTGATAGTTAGTCTTGATAAGAGCGATATGAAATATCAAATCACCCCTCCAGTACTTAAAGTTTGAAGCTATATAGTACTGAAGAGATGGCGATACTGCAATTCGATTACCATGACCTCCATAATTCACTGTAATGCTAGACCTACTATCTGGGTCATTTAAACAAGGTGTTAGTTGTGATGACCAGACAGATGTTCCGACCGACTGTGATGTCGTCAATGAAAAGTGTCCGATGTATTGTAGTGTTTGCATGAGATACTTAAGCGAGAGTTCGTCAGTATCGCTACCGGCGAATCCTGGCAAAGGCATGATTTTATTACCCGAACGCAGGCCTAAGGAATGACCATTGTCAATCCCATCAGCTGAAGCGAAGTTGCTAAAAGCATGCAAAACTACAGGTGAAATTTTGTCAAGATTGGTTGGCTTGCCTAATCCGAAGTGAGCAAACGCGTTTAAAACTCCCATACTCGCGCCATTTAATACATTAGCTAATGATGAAATGGCGGGAATATAGTTGCCAACAGCATTCAAGGCGCCCACTGCGGATGTACGTATGTCATGTCCGAGTGATGAAATTGGTCCTGATCGTTCCTCTTTCATTGTAATTGTCTCTAGTCCGTTGGTCTTAGCGTTGGTCAGTTTTGTTTTGGATTGAAGCTGCGCTCGCAGAGCCGACAAGTTCGTCAACAGGGTCCCCTGTGACGCCAAGTTTTGCTGAGTAAGCGCACCAAGTTGTACATTCTCTAGATAAGTTCTAATAGCAATATTTATTGATTGAGTAGAAGCAGAGTTTAAGGGAGAATAGACCCAAAGGTCAAATTGTCCCCAATCTCCACCCCCTGTTGTCAAGTCATAATGCGTAAAAGAACTTACATAGGGAATTGTAATGTTAGTTTCTGTTTGTTTCGAAATATCTATGATAACATTGGGTAATGCAGTAAGCCGCTGAAGCGTCTTAAAACACTGATCCCTTCTGTTAGCAAGATACGTTGGAACCGGTGTGTAGGTCGCAATTAAACGACCCGCTTGAAATGGTTGTGAGTTGAATTGTAGTTTGAATACAATGTCAGCCCTCAATAGTCCGAAACCTTGCAGCTTTGTTTTATACATAGCTGTTAGTATGGCGGATGGTATTGGGAGGCTGACAAGGTTTGTTAGTGCCGCTTGAGATGTTGTCCAAGTAACGCTAGCAATCTTCTCTGGTCGCTTAAGGAAATCAACAACGGTATGTTGCCGTGGTTCATTTCCGTAAACGAGCAGATCAGGTGCAACGTTAGTAATTTCAGAAATGGAATCTGACAGAATTCTGTCATCTTCCGTAAAATTTACTATTTGTTGTCGTTCTTCAAATGTATTTTCAGTCGTCGTTCCCTCAATGTTTTCGTGAATTTGCGTTTGTGATTTGTCCGTAAAATTATCGTGAATGTCCGTTGAGTTGTTTGCAGGTAAGTCATTCGGCTAGTGTCTACCTAAACAATCTAGCTATAACTAGGGTGCTCTGGATATTGTGGGGCTGCCACGTGCCATCCTGAGCAGTAAGCATAAATATGCAGGCACTTTAATCTAATAGCAATACATGTAAATTGTAACCTAGTTCATTTTTATATATATGTAAGATCACATTAGATCATTTCAGTCTCGTTGTCCAGTATTGTATGTTCCTGTTCTTCAAGTTGTTGGATATATCCAAGTCTTTCGGCTTGGACCATAGGCACCCAGTTAAGGGCACTACGAGTAGCTAACACTATGGCTTTCGTCCATTTGTCGAATATTTCCTGAGAGTGAAGGGCTAATTCGGCAATAGCCCATTCACAATTTGTTTTCGTGATTGTTATTTCTGAAGCGCTCTTTCGAGTCCAAAAAGGAGTCTCGAGCACTGTGTCTAAAGATAGCGGTGCAACAAAGCGTGAGAGTTTGTCTTCAAACCGAAAGCCTCGCTTCAGAAATGTTATGTCCATTAATTTTCGTGTTTCGTATACCTGGTTCGTGCCTTTTGTCTCGTCCGTATAACCCATTCCTATTTGTCTAAATAGATCTGGGAGAGTAAGTTGATTCATTAGATGCAAGACTTCCTCTGGGAGTGCCACTACATGGTCATCCCCATAGGTGATCATGCGAAGTTTGCATAAAATTTTCCGAATTAGGTGTGCTTTGCGAATTTTGAGTACCAAACAGATCAAGTACCTAAAAACCAAGTTAACAAAAATAGAGTTAACTATAGCCGTTAGAAAATGACCTGAAGGTAACGAATGTGTCCACATGTACAGTATATTACCATCGCAATGATAGGAGTTAAAAAGGTCGTAGAATAAAACATTTCGAATATCATCGTGCTCTGGATTCCAGTCTGTAAGGAGTTGGGCCAGGGCATTCAGAACTTCTCGTGCTTTATCAAGAATTTGAGTTAGTAAACTAGCATCAAATCCTTCAAAGTCTCCTGCTACGAGTTTCTCATGAAACTTGGTCAAGTGTCTTGCCATTTTATGCCATTCTGCTGAATAAACATTAATGCCGACTGCTATTCCAGTATCAATTCGATTTCTCGTCAGAAGACCTACTATTCCCTGAAAGTATTGTTTACATGCGATGTAATAGTCCTGTGAACATGCGGAAAACACCCGTGTTTTCCAGAATTTTTCCTTGGGTCGTAGTTCGTCTTTTAATGTGTCAATAAAAACTTGTGTGTTCCGTTTATTTTGTTTGGCTAAGTTGATGGTCTCTTCAACTCGTGCACGCACTGGTGCAGCAAGATTTAAGTCGAAATCACCATCTGAGCCAAACCAAGTCGTTTTTCCTGGTTTTCCTGGTTCTGGTTTCCAACCATAACCAGGTGCCGATTGTCTGTTAATTGAGTTTATGTATGGATCCCCGTCTATACCTTTTATTGCCTCTTCAAAAGTTGAAGCGGATTTATAAGCACTTCTTGAGTTCATACATATCGATTTCAGTTCCTGTATATAGTCGTCCCCTACAAGATCAAGAAGTTCCTGGTCTACGCAATGAGCGCGTTCCATGACCTTCTCGAGCCTGTAGAGTTTTGGGTCAAATTTAGGTCCTTTGTTCGGTATTATATTCTCATCCTCACGAGGTGTAATAGTGCATAGGAGTGCCGGGCGTTTACCCGACTCACACCATGCATCACTACACACGTCAGGATGAAGGCGTGATTTGTGTATTTTTGATGTTGGTGGTGTAATGTGTGTTTCTGGTGCAATCCCAATAACTTCGCATTCTCCCTTGTAAGGGGAGCACTGTAAAGTTGCCTGGATTGGATGTTCTGGTGGTTCCGTTTGTGAATGTCTGGTAAAGGTACTTAGTATGCACTCTATGTCTTCTCTGTAAAGAGGAGTAGCATAGCCATCATCTTGTGATGGTATTCCCATAGAATGCATACCAAGTATCTTATTCGGTATCATATTGTTATTAGCCAGTAAGATACTTCCACAGTCGCCCTTTCGAGTTCCCATGTGGTATCGCCAGTAGTCCGTTAATTGTATGCGTTCGTCATCAATAATGTCGTAAATTGGAACGCTGCGGTCGTTTGGAAGTGATCGCTCAACAGCAATTGCTTCAGCATACGAAGATGCTCCAAGCAATGAAGTTGCTGTTTCGCGAATCCCAACCAAACTAACAGCAACATCTTGCATTCGTCGTTGTTGTTCCTCAGTAGCAATATGTTTTACAATATTCCTGTGAGAAATTGCCGTTGGAAAGTCGATGATAGCGAGGTCACGTTCTCCACCCTCATAAACGTTTCTTGCTTCACGCAAGAAATCGCTAAGAGTCATTTCGAACGATACTCGCTTCAGGTCGTTGACAGATTGCAATGTAATTCTGTCTGTTTCATGATTGAGTGTCGAAGCTATTGTTACAAAATGTCGTGGAAATAGTAAAACTCTTCCCACGAGAAAAATTGCACTTCCGAAAGAGTGTTCACCACAGCGCATGAAATACATATTCTTCTTAAGAAGAGATGATGATAATTCAATTGCCGCATTGTCTGCTGCTTCCGTTTGTGCAAGTCGCGTCGTTTTGTGAAATTTCGTTGTTGCACGCTTGGCGCCTGGATTATAAGCGCTTTCGCGTGCAGCAGTTCGTCGTGGTCCTGGTGTGTATGCTGATTCCGTTTTTCCAGTTATAGAATGTCCAATTTGTTTGAACTTTCGATAAATAAGAGATCCACCGAGCACAACTGCCAAAGCAGTAAGTGCTGTAAATAAGACCTTATGTTTATTAAAAAGCTCTTTAATTTGTTGTGTCCGTTTGTTGAATTTCTCGTACCATGTCTCTTTTCGGTGTTCAGATATTTCAGTAAGAATACTTCGTATCTGAGCATCAATCTGACCAATTTCACGAGTCGTGTCTTCAATTTTCTTTACCTTATTGAAAAGGTGTTGTAGAGAAAAAGCTTGGAGCTCAGTTCGAAAACCGAGATCTTTTGCCGTGGTTGTGTCAAATCTCAAACGCGTCTGCTCAAAAAGAAAACGCGATTGATACTTGGCAAAAGCACTCTCCACAACATCTTCTAGATCTTTAAGTTCTTGAGTTTGTGGGTCAGTTTCTTTAGATATGTCATAAGGAATAAATTCCTGTTTTGTAATGTCATATCTAGTCGTATGTTCCGGTTTCAATTTGCGTATTTTCTTTTGTTGTTCTGCATCTCCTTCACAATATTGAGCCTTAAACTGTACTTGATATGCCACATCAATGCGGCGATATACAGCTTCAGGCGCAACAAGTGATTCAATCTTTGGTCGTCGTGCATTCGAGGTCAGTATTACAATTCTACTCTGAAAAAGAGTAGAAGCTTTTGCGTCAGTCGTAGCCATATGAAGTGGATATGGAAAGGTATTGCCAGCGCGAATCAACTCAAATAGCTCTATATTAGGATCTTGTGCAAAGTCTCGTCTTTGCGCAAAATCATCAAAAACTGTAATAAGTTGTCCGTGATAGCCGTCCCAAAATTCTTGTTCCGTATTTCGTGCGTAAATCATATCACCAATTGAAATCTGGCTTTTATCAATACCCTCAGCATCACAAATTTTTGCTAAAAGTTGTGTTGCAAGAGTAGTCACCATACTAGATTTTCCTTGATCAGTCTTTCCGTATAAATAGATTATAATTGGTGCCAGTCGTTGTCCTTTAGATGTATTTCCGGTCAGTCCAAGTCTGTCTATTATTTTACGTAACAGAGCAAACTGTAGTGTTAAAGTTGGTCGTATATCATTTAATCCTCTGCGTTGCAATAAGCGCAATCCAAGCATTTCTGCTTCGAGTACGCTTGATTGCAAGACAGAAGACGTAAGAAGTTTTCCGTTTTGGTTAGCAAGGGTCAGTTGTTCCATCAATTGATTAAATCGGTGAAGTTCCTCATCCAGTTCTGTTGATTCCTGTGGTTGAAAGCCAAAATATGTGACGAAAATCTCTTTTCGTACAACTGCAATAATATCAGTTACAGCATCATATATACTATCAACCCCAGCAGCAAATCTGGGCAAGGCTGAAATTTGTTTTGTCAATGTGTCTAAGTCCCACTTGTTCTTTCCAGATAACAAAGTTATAGTGGAAAGCGCAAGTAGTCCTAATATTCCATGTTCCGTAGTCATTTTAGCTTGTAAACAAGCCTTTAGTCCGTGGGTGTAAGTCGAAATTTTCTTTATAGCTGCACTTATGACACCAGCCACTGTAGGAGCACAAATTAATGCTACCACAATGATTAATGCCTCAAGTAACAGCTTTATGTGATGTGAATGTTTTTGCCGTAAAATTTTATCAGCGCAGTAAAAGAGAAGGAAGATGATGGCCATTTCCGTGAGTACTTCCTTCAAATTGGAGTACAGATCAGCACACGTTGATCCAATCTCTTGTTTGATTGTATTAATCAAACAAGAAACTGAATCAGTAGTAAGTGTGTGTCTGATATCCACTCCAATTTGAAGCTCAGCTCTTCGCATATTATAAAAATATGTGTTTACTACGTGTTTTATTTTCTGTCGTGTCCGTTGAGTTAAGCCATAATAGACATCATAATCATGGTGCATACTATACTTCAGTCCATTAGACACTGAAGCATAGTATAAACCAGATAAGACGTCCTCCGCCTTGTTAAGTACCTCATAAAACTTCATCACAATATTCTCCGATGATACTCTCAGCATGTGATAGCAAGCATCATGTTCAAAATTGTGCATGAAATTTGTCTGAAGCGCCTTAAACAAAGCGATACTTTTCAAATCATTAAACTTCATCTTCTTGAAAAGTAGATGAAGAGATATTCGGTGTGGTGTATATTCGCGTAAATCATCAAAGTCGTTATCAGAAAAAAAAATTTTTGTCTTTCCATAATCTCTCTCTAGTTGGAAACCAAATAGAGATTGAATTATGTGTTCTATTCGATAAAGTTCATAATAGTTTTCAAGCTTTTCTGAAAGTAGAATCGCATTCAGTATTAGAGTTTTAAGCTTGAATTCATCGTCTGTTGATGGTGTTGGAATTTGCCATAATTGCTCAATTACATTGAGCAATTCGATGAAGTGTTGTCCGTTAGTAAATCGTGGTAGGGTGGAACTAAGAGAAGTAATAGTTGCGTTAGCAACATCTTCTCCACACAGTAAAGTGCATTCCGGATTGCCAGTTTTCCCGTCAGCCGTTAAATCAGTCCTTTGAATTTCATTTTTATTGTAATTCATTTTGGTTTATTGTACTTTATTGTTATAACTTTCCGATCGTTTATAACCATTAAGTGAATGTTTTTGCCTTATCTCGTATTACTTTAGAGTAGCGGCATTCCTTAATCCTAATTTCCTTAATCCTAAATTTTGTTTTGGGTTTGGGTTTTGGTTTGGTGTTTTCATAATTCATCATAAACAATCATAACAAGCTAAACCATTTTTGGTTATCTTTACCTGCCACAATCATCTAGAATTATGGCTCCAAC